TAGCTGTTTCCGCAGCTTCATCTTTATCTACCTACTTTTTCTACATTAACATTATAACTTAATTCTACATTGTTAAACTTTCAAATTACTTTCAAATTTCTCCCAAGAACGAAAACAAGTCTTCTATATTCTTTCCTTTCTCGTACTTTAAGAATGAGCCTCCATCATAATAATGGGCAAATTCTATCATTGCTTTATCCAGTAATCTGTAGAATTCAGTCGATGAATAACCTAAATCCATATATATAGCAATGTCGCTCACGTTACTCTTAATATATTTTTCAACGATAACTTGCCTGCGATACGGATCACGTATCTTATTAACAGCTTGCTCTATTTTATCCATGTAGCTTCTGGCTGTTTCTTGTCTGGTGATATGTTCTTCAATCGGATTTCGCACAGTTCCTGTGTAGCTTCTAGGCTCGAATGAGAATACTGCTGTAATCTTGCTCACATAATTCTCTCCTGCAATCTTCTTGAGAGTCTTGTAATGTTCTAATACTTCCGCTACTCCTTTAATCGTTGCCTTAGTATCTAGCTTCATCTAACTCCTCCCTCAGAACGGTAAGTCATCCTCGCTGAATTCGATTGGTTCAGCTTCGTTGCTATTGAATACAGGCTGATTGTTTCTTGATTCAACTGTCTTCTTAGTTTCTAATAATGAAAATCCTTCCGCTAATACTTCTTGGATGTAGACTGTTTTTCCATCCTTATCATAACTACTCGTTTGAATCCTTCCTTCAATCCCTACAAGCGAGCCTTTGTTTGTAAATTTAGTAAAGTTTTCAGCAGCTGTGCGCCACAACCGGCAATTAATAAAATCTGCTTCGTACTCTCCGTCCTTATTCTTGAAGTTACGCTGTGTTGCAACGATGAACTGCGTATATTTAGTACCGTTTGCTGTAAATTTAAGTTCTGGCTTTTTAGTAAGTCTGCCAACTACTACTACGTGATTAATCATTTATTTACCTCCAAATATTTTTCGTGAGCTTTCAAATCGCCTTTTAAAATTCGGCTCACTCGTTTGAATTCTTTAATCGCTTGAGACCTCATAGTTTTAATTCCGTCTTTACGTGCCTCGTCTGTTTCTGGGATATAGTATCCAGTCCTGCCGTTACGTTCTCCGATAATCACAATGCCGTATCTGTTAACTAACGTATCAATTACTTTCTTAACTCTACGTTCCGACAGCTTAGTAATGCTTGAAATGTCCACTCGGTTAATTCGTCGAGTATCACTCACTGGAATCAGCCTTAATACCATTCGTTCTTCTGGACTCATTCTTTCCATTAGCAGCTCTCCTTCAATTCTTCTAATCTGTCTACATTGAATCCAGACCAGGCATTGTCGAAGTGTTCATCTAACGCAACTACTGGTAGCTGCTGGAAACCGTTTAATTTAATTTCTTCTAGCTTTTCTGGATGCTCAGATACATCCACTGACTCAAATTGAATTTTATTTTGAGTAAGCCACATTTTTGTCATCTCGCACTGGATGCAATTTGGTTTAGAGTAAACTGTTAACATCGAAATCCTCCTTATCAACTGATAAACCTAACACTTCTTTAATGCTAAAGAGTGCTCTTTTCTTTTTGAAATCCGACATACTTAAATAATTAAAAGTAATAATGTTATAGAATTTTTCTTCTTTCTTCAAGTTTGTCACGTCTTCAAATCTTAATGTTTGTCCGTTTTTTAAAAACATAGTAATGTGCATTGTTATTCCTCCTCTAAATCCACAAATGGATTGACATCTTCATCAATGTCATAGACTTTCGCACTTGGAAAATTAGAAATTTCATCAAGTAGCCCTTGCATTCGTTGTTTAAATTCTTCAGACGTGTCATTCCACAAATGAACAAACATGTCTTCATATCCGTCTTGTTCCATATATTCATATATCCAATCCAATATAGACTCAACAGATAATTTGATTTTTCTTTCTTTTAGAGTCCGCCAATCACTTCTCTGGTCTACATCTAATAAGTTCCATTCACGTTTTAAATCAAATGCATATATTTGGGAATCATTTCGTTCATCAAACACCAATTTATGGTCTTGTATTTCGTTAATTGTTTTCATTTAACCCTACGCCTCGCAATCTACAAATAGAGCTTTGATTTCGTCACCAAACAATTCGATTGCTTTATAGGCGTCATCTCCATTTTTGAAATAACCGAAAGTGTGGAAACGTTTATCAAAAACGATATAAGTAACACAAACATCATTTTTAGTTTCTGAATAGAATACATAGTATTTTCTGTGTGTGACATCATTCCAATTCGCCTTCCAATCCCCATTACATTCATCACGAAATGCTCTGAATCGTGTTAGTAGGTTTCTGCGTTTAGATTCTAGTTCGGCTGCTTGTTTGGTTGGAAAGGCGTTGCCTGCTTTGAATACTTTCTTGTCGAGGTTGTAGTCATTCCAAATTACCTTTTCAAATTCCCCACTGTCACAAATTATCCAGTATTCGTCTTCAATCTTATACGGGCATTTCATCTCCCATGTATCTTCCTCTTCCTCAGAAATTTCAATATCAAGTAATAATTTTGAAAATCTTTCTCCAATTTCTGCAAATCCAACTCTGAAATTTTCCACTTTTTTTTGCAACTCTTCCATAAGAGCCTCATGTTGTGTTTTATCTTCCATCATTCTGATCCTCCTTAAGTCGCACTCATTAGTCCACATTGCTCGAGCGGTTTATCTAATCTCCGAGCTGCATTCTTGATCTTATCACTTTCTTTTAAAGTAATAGTTTCTATCGCCTTCAACGACGTTTCAAACCCCAGCAAGAAAGCGAATCGTTCATCGTAGCTCATATCTTCTAACTGGCCATATCCAATATCTTCCTGGAACTGTTTCAACGCTCGTTCATACATCGAAATATCCTTGTACTTGCAATGCGCCACAATCAAGTAATGCACATCGTCTTTTAATTTATCAAGCTCTGATTTCTCTTTCATGATTGGTCCTCCTCAATATTTTTAAGGTATTTTTCGAATTCTTTAGCGTCCATTTTGATTAGACTTCTGATTTCCTTTTCTTTCTCGTATCCAGCTACCATTCCGTTGAACACTGCAACGATAGCGAACAAGATATGAATTCTACTAATTCCAAACACATTAAGCATTAAAATTGTGTATGCTATGATTTGCCAAAATATTACCCATAATTGATTTGTTTTCATGATTAATCCTCTGCCCTTTCGATTAACAAGTCCAAATGTTCCTTTGCTTTTTTTAGATCCTCGAGCATTTTCCCTTTGCTTGGTGCTCGCAGCACATACTTCAAAACGTTACCTGCAATATATCCATCGAACGAGTCTTCGTATTTTGGAATGAAATTTTCCATCACAGTGAATACTTCTAACCCGTTAATGCCTTGGTAATGATTTGGATGTTTTACTGCCTCTTTGATTTTTGCATTTTCAGCTAATTCTTTACTAATGTTCGCAAAATCCCCAAAATCCATTACTGCACCTCTTTCACGAACACACCATTGATGACTTTACCTTTTCGGTCCTTAATCTCGTGATAAGCACTTTCTAAGCAATCAATGAAATCAAGATTGCGCTGCATACAATATCCGATTAGCACTACAGTAATATCTCCAACCGCGTCAATCTCTTCATCGCGGTTGATATGGATATATGCTTCTTTTAATTCGTCTACTTCTTCTTGTAGTTTGATTAGCTGGCCACTTCCGTCCAGCGTATCCAAACCACGTTCTACAAACCAGTTTTGAACTAATCGGATTAACTCTTCACGTTCTATGCGTCTTTTTTTAATTGGATCATTTAAATTCATTTAATTCCGGCTCCTTCAAAATATTCTTCTAATCTGTCCATGATTTTTTTACGTGTGTTCCAACCAATCTCGTATGGGTTACGCAAGAATTGATTTAGCGTTGTTGTTCTGATTTTCAATATATCTTTAGCCATGTGATTGAAATTGTTCTCAGAATCTGCAATCATCTTTTCAATATCTTCCCTGGTATCCATCAATACTGAATCATACCAAGCGTCTAACCTATTAGGTCCGATGTTCTTGTCCATCTTGTTAATATGGAATGGTTTTGATACGGCTATTTCAATGATGTTTCCGCTCACTCCGTTTTCCTTCATGTACTTTCTAGCTTCACCGTACTTCTTGAATTTCATCGCTTCATTTTGGTTCGATTTAAATTCAAATGTTTTAACTGGATGTTTTCTGTCCAGATATCCGGCCATGCTGCTATGATCTACAATTTGTGTAAAATACATATTGCTGTTTTTAATCGCAAATGCCATACTCTTTCTCCAATTCCGCCATTATCTCAATATGGCTTCTGATTTTCTTCATTGCTTCGCTGTGTGGCTCTGAAACTTGGTAAGTGGCTATTATTACATCATTTCTATCCTCAACTAATCTAAATCCATACATCTTTTCTAGTTGAGCCACTTCCAGCGCTTGCCATATAGCCTTGTCTTTCTGTTCTTCCTGCTTTTCGATGTATTCTGCAGCGTAAGGAAGATGTTTATACATACTCATTGCCTTAATGTTCTTCTGGCACTTCTTAGCCTCTTGCAACATGATCATTACTGCTCGAGTTGTCTTTAATCCTTCCGACTGCATAATTTTTTCGAACTCTCTTGCATTCATCTACGTTCAAATTCCTCCACGAAATTCATTTGAGCCTTATAGAACTTGAATGTTGAATCCATCAAATCCCCTTCACGGTTCTTCTTGATAGAGAACTTCACTCGTTGATAGCCTTCGTGATTCTCTTCTGTCTCTTCGTTGCTCAAAAATCCAACGACATTTGAATCTTGCTCGATTGAACCTGACTCTCTTAAATCACTCAAGATTGGTGATTTATCCTGGCGCTGTTCTACTCCACGAGATAACTGCGATAAGATAACGATAGGCACTTGATGTTCATTAGCAAGATTCTTCAGTTCTCTGGTAATTTGTTCAATCTGTAATCTTCTATCGCGATTGTTGTTAACCTTGATTAAACCGACATAATCGATGACTGCTAAATATTTACCTGGTGCTTGTCCTGCAGCACGTTCTTTAATAATTCCAAGAATTTGATTAAGTTCAGACACAGTATCATAGACTTTCAAGTCTTTCTGTTTGAAATACTCAATAGTCGCTCTCACTAGCTCTTTATCTCCAGGCTTTAGCATTCGGTTCATTTTTCGAAGATAGTACGTGTTCAAAGTAGTCATCTTTGCCACAAATCGTGAGAATACTTCCTTCTTGCTCATTTCAAGACTAAATAAGTCTACTCTTAATCCGTCGTTTCTCTGTAGCGCTCTATCGATTAGATTGATTGTCCAGGCACTCTTTCCGACTGATGGCCTAGCTCCTACAGTCACTAGCATTCCTGGACCAATTCCGCCTCCAAGTGCTGCATCCAATCCGCTGAATGTCTTTATCCCGTCTTCGATATCGTGTTCAAGTTCATACTCGAATTGTTCAAATGTTTCTGATAAGTCTCCGACGTTTCGTTTTCTGGATAGCTTAGAAATCGCATTTAACAATTCAAGCATTTCTGCTTCTAGTTGCTTAGTTGGAAATGCTGTGTGTTCTGATTTAACCTTTTCGAGTTTAGCTCTCAAGTATTCACGATGAAGCTGGTTAGCAAGATAATCTAATCCGGATGTTGTCGCACTTTCCTGCTGTAACGCTATGAGATACTCATATCCAATGGAATTTTCCTTCATTTCTGCTCTAACTTTAGCAAACAGCTCCATCAATCCATCTAAGCGGCTGCCGTTGTTGTTTAAAATTTCAAAGATCGTTTTAAAATTGTTATCCGTAAACCATTCAGCCTGCAGATACGTTGATTGAGCTTTGTCAAAGTCTTGCAGCAGTGCTGCTATGATTGATTTCTCTAACTCGTAATTATTCATCTACACCATTCCAATCATCGCCATATATCATTTTCATTTTTTCAAATACAGATTGTTGTTTAGTAGTGTTAGTTTGTTGAGGAATAGAATATTCATCGTTCCAGCATTCTTTGTTAAACCAAGTTCCTCCTTGTTTAATGAATCTAGGTTCAATCTTGTTAGCTACAATATGCTTTTTATAATTGACAATACCGTTGCAAATTGTTTTATTAGATACTCCTGACTTTATCGCTTTAACGTATGCTTTGAACGCATCGTTTTTTCTTTCTTTCCTAGGATACAATTTCCAAAGTTTGTCAAAATCCTCTTGAAGAGCTTTTTTGTTGCCTACACCAACGTTATTTTGGCTATTATTATTTTCTTTAGTTTCCTTTACTTTACTTTGTGGATTAATGTCATCATTAACCACGTCTGCTTGTTCGTTAATGTCTACATTAATTAAACAATAACTACTCATATCTACTTCTTTTCTTCTTTTTGTCGCCTCTTTGAATGTTTCCTGAATTCTAACCGAGGTTAGTACCATATCCGAGTTGAACAGGGCTTTATCAAACACACCCCACGCAACCAAGCGATTCACAACCTGGTCTAATAATTCTCTACTAGAACCTGGAATTCTTTTTAAAAGTTGCATTTTAAGCAAATCATTCCATACAACGTAGTAACCTTTTCTATATACCGCGCATAACAGTTTGATTACTAATAATTCTCCTTTTATTCCAAACTCTCCAGCTATTGCTTCAATTTTCTCGTCTTCAAAGATGTCAACGTTAAGAGGGAAGTAGTCGAGTCCGTTCTTTTGAGGTCGTGCCACTTTCCTCGCTCCTTTTCTGAGAATGTGTTGTCTACAGTGATGTATTATGTTATAATCAATGTAGAGATGTTTTGTATGACGGCTTTTATAAGTCGTCTTTTTTTAATATTCTTCTTTCCAATTCCACGAATAATTCTTCTGTACTATACTGTTCTATTGAATTATTAGTACGGAATAGTTCACTTATAAATAATTTTGCGACAATTGAAAATTCATCTTTGTCTAATTTTTTAGGATGATTAGGATCTTGTATTTTTTCAAAAGATGATACATTGCTTTTTTTATTTCCCTTAAACATTTGGTCGTACAAATGTGAAATCTCTACTAATGTTTCTTGTTTTGGACGATCTTTCCCTCGTTCCCAGCAACTTACAGTTGTTTGGGTAACGTTAAATCTAGTGGCGAACTGTCTCTGATTTTCGCCAATAGCTAAACGCAGTTCCATAATATCTTTTCCAATTCTTTTTTTGTTTTTCCCTGTGGTTTTCATTTTAATCACTTCTTTTCTCTAATTATTTATCAAGCAGCTCTCTTGCTGTATCGTAAGCACCCTCTAAGGTTGAATGAATACTGCTGCTTTTGTAATTTCCAAGAAATACAACTAATCGATACTTTCCATCGATGAATCTTATTTCCCCTCTCAATTCGTTTCCAACCATTACATCGTATTCGTTTGGCTCGAACATATTCATTTCAAAACTAATCATCGAAAACCACACCTTGGCGGATGGCATCTACTTTATCTGCGTGTTGGTTAACAGCTCCAACTAATAAATGGATCCATGCAATCGCTCCTAGAATTACTAGTGTTGTGTATCCTAAGAACTTGCAGTATTTTTTGAGATAAGTTCTGTTAAAATCTTGTTTCTTTAGCTTTCTAGCTTTTGTAATTTCAACTCGTGTCATGCTGTCCTCCTTAAATTTTGTATTTAGCCATGAACTCATCTAAATCCCTGGCATCGTATCGAATTGTTGCGCTTCCGCTTGGTCTCTTAATTACGATTTGTTTCAATCCCATCGATACACACTCATCGAAATCTCTATCGTCGATTCCTCCGATATAGGCTTTTGCCTGTTTCTTGTTTAAGTATCTTTGTTGATTGTTATTTGTTGGCAATCGTTCCATCGCATTAGCTACGATTTCAACAACCTTTGAATTAAGAGTTGTTTCAAAATCAGTGCTTAATAAATTCACTGTTTTTCTCCTTTCACTGTTTTTTCATATTGTTGTAACCTTCTTTCAAGCCTATAATTGAGCTTAGGAAAGGAGGTGTTATTTATGAATGAATACAAAATTCAACATCCGTTATTCCCAAACATGAATGAATATGTTCAAATTATCAGCCAAACAGCAGAACAAATTATTTCACGTTTTGAATATCCAGATGGAACGATATTCGTTTTCATTCAGTCTCCAGAAGAAATTGAAATGAGATGCAATAAAGTTCTTCATGCTTCTGAAGATGAAAATGGTGTAATAAATATTATTCCTGACATTTATTCTCCGAGTTCTGTTTTTGTTGATGTAATATAAGTTTTGGTGTTTGAATATTTATAGATTTTCTAGTAATCGTCATACTAGATTTTCCGATAACAAATGAGCGGTTGTTTTTAGACTGCTCTTTTTTGTTTTTATCTTTCAAATTTGTCTCCTTTCTAGGTGAAAGTTGTACAAGTATTTTAATACGTTTTAAATCGTATTTTTAACCTAAAAAAATATGATCTAATTTAACCTTGTATAACGCACTTAATTGGTGTAGCAAATTCATAGGAATTTTAGTGCTATCTTTCTCATATTTGGCGATAGTTTGTTGATGAACTCCTAATTTATCCGCCACTTCTTTCTGAGTTAAATTAACGTTAACTCTTGCAGCCTTTAACGAAATTTGTGTCAAAATCCGTCCCTCCTTTCAAATTTCTTTAACTTATGAGACTATAATAATACGATTTAATTCGTATGTCAATAGTTTTATTATAAAAAATTCGATTTTTTTGATATTTTTTTATTTACAAATACGATTTAAAACAGTACTATAATATCAATAGGAAATAAGGAGGTGCTAGAAATGGCACGAGGAAGAGGCAAGTACACTCCTAATGATATTGAAATCATGAAGAGGATATCTGTTAATATCAATGAATTACTTAATCGTACTAGAACTAAGCAAGTTGAATTATCTAAACATACTGGAATACCTACAAGCACTTTAACTGGATATGTTAAGGGTACATCTATGCCGAATCCAGGTAATGTACAAAAGATTGCAGATTTCTTTAACGTAGAAAAATCTGCTGTAGATCCTCGTTTTGCTCAAAACTCGTTTTCAACGGATACTCCAACATGGGCAACCAAAGAAGATGCTATTGACATCGAAAAAACACTAAAATTAAATACAACAGCTATATCTTATGATGGTATTGAATTGACAGAAGATGAGAAAGAAAAGGTAGATGCGATTATTAGAAGCGTTTTGTGGGATAGATTAAAAGATAAAAAGGAAGGTTAATTATTGGACATTAAAACTTTAGTAGAAAATCATCGAACAGCTAATCCATTTGTGATTGCTGATAACTTAAATATTAATTATTTGTACGTTGATTTTCCATCTAGATTAAAAGGGAGAATTATCGTTACAAATGATGGAGAGCCTATTATATTACTGAATAATTCTTTGAAAAACTCGAATGAGAAATATTTAGTTATGGCTCATGAATTGAAACATGCTATAGATCATGCTGATTTAATTGGGTACTATTCTGCATGCTATGGCGGCAAAGGGAAACTAGAGCTAGAAGCTAATAAATTTGCAACAGAATTAATGCTGCTGCTCTATCAAGAACAGTATCAAGATGTTCCAGATACATTCGATAAGTTAATTGCTGCTTACGGAGTTAAGGAAGAAATGAGAGAATATTATTAAATGGTAAGGGAGACTTATTTATGAAATTCGGATTAAGAAAACCAAGCTGGAAGAAAATGCTTAAAGCACGTACTACTTCAAAATGGAAGAGACAGATTAAGAAAGCTATTATCCCTGGATATGGTAAGAAAGGGATTGGATTGTTTAGGAACCCTAAAAAAGCGATATATAACAAAGTGTATCGTAAGACAACATTTGATATTTTTAAACTTTTAGGGTTGAAGTAGTGCTTATTATATTAAAATAAAACACCACACTATGAATCTTGGCGGATACAGTGTGGTGAGTTCAAAATTTACCCTAATTTAGGGCTATTTGTTATGCCCTATTTTACCATATTAAGAAAGGACGGTAAAGATATGGCTAGGAAAAGAATCGATGATAGAATCAAGCCTTATAAGAAAAAAGACGGGCAAGTCTATTATCAATTTAAAATCTATTGTGGCACTAATCCTAAGACAGGTAAAAAGCAGTATACTACTAGACGTGGATTTGAATCTGTATTAGCTGCAACTACTGCACTTCAACGGCTAGAAGTTGAGTTAATGGATACTGGATTAGTGGTTAAACAAAAGTTCACGTACAGAGAGCTATACAACGAGTGGGTTGTAACATATCAGAAACGCGTGAGACCTAGCACGTTTCAAGCGACTGTGACTTATTTCAAGAAACACATACTTCCTGCGTTTGGAGATTTCTACATCGATACAATTACCATTCAAGATTGCCAGGCTCAAGTGAATCGATGGTATATGAACTATCCTAAGAGTACTCAGTCCTATAAGATATACGCTCAAATGATATTTAAGTATGCTCAAAAGTTGAATCTTATTGAAAAGAATCCTATGAGCTTGGTAGACTTGCCAAAGTCTGATGATTTTAAAGATGATAAGTTGAAATATTATGATCGTGACACTTTAATCCGATTTCTTGATTACATCGAGCCGTATAAAGAAGTGCATACGTTCTTTTATCTCCTCAGCTATACTGGTTTGAGGTGTGGAGAAGCATTTGCCCTCACTTGGAATGATATCGACTTTAGAAATCATTCTCTGAGCGTAAATAAGACGGTAGCACGCTCGTTTGAAGATAAATATATATCACAGACCAAGACAAAGAACGGAATGCGTACAATACGGATAAATGGAAGCCTGGAGCGATTGCTGAATGAATGGAAAGAATTATCCGGAAATGAAACGTATGTATTTCAAAACCGCAATAACTCGTTCTATTCGTCCAATACAGCCGTGTACTGGTTGAATCAGATACTAGAAGGCACTAACTTCCCTAGAATCACTCCTCACGGTTTCAGACACACTCACGCGTCATTATTAGCAGAAGCAGGAGCAGACTTAAAAGACATACAGGACAGATTAGGCCATGGAGATATACAGACTACTGCTAATATCTATACACACGTTACGAATAATAAGAAAGATAATACGATTGATAAATTTGATAAACTGATGTCTATAGAAGGTCAAAAGGATAGTCAATCACTAAAAACGGAAAATAAAAAAACCACGAAACCGTTGATATAACAGGCTTCGTGGAAAAAAGGATTAGAAATATTT